GATTCCGGGCTTAAACTAATATCAAGTAACAAATATATTAATCAATATGATTTGATTTTTCTTGACGTAGAAATGCCTTGCGCCTCAGGTGAGTATGTGGCGGGGGAATTATTAAAAGATAATAAGAAAAATACTTTAATTGTTTTCACAACCAGTCATACTGAATTTGCAAAGTATGGATATATGTATCGTGCTTTCAGGTTTATAGACAAAGCGGAATTAGATGAAGAACTGGCTAAGGCGCTGTGCGATATTCCGTATTCCTGACTTATCTGAGAATAGGTTTTCCCT